TGTGGGTGCGACCATCCAGCAGGCCCGGCAACGCAGCACAGCGGCTACAAGGTGCGCGTCATCGACGGATGCCAGTACATCGAATGCGATTACGGCGGACTCGACAGTCGCGTGTTCTCGCTCACACACAAAGGCGACTGCAATAACCCGATTCACGTTTACGCGACCGAGAAGCGGCCGTGATGTGGATCGTAAGTCCACGACCTCAACACTTTTTTATAGGGAAATGAACGATGGATGAAAAATGCGAATTGTGCGGAGAGCCGATGCCCAAGGGCGAGGAAATGTTCAAGTTTCACGGGTATAGCGGGCCATGCCCAAAACCGCCCCTCGTTAAGCCGCCAGCCAGTATCGAACACGGCCCTTTCGCCGTAATGGCCGGCGCGCCGTGGAACGTACTCGACTCGCGTGGGTGCAGGATCGCCATTTGTGGCGGCGACTCTCCCGCCGACTGGGCACAGCACGGGCCACAAATCGCAGCGGCCATCGTCGAATCCCTGAACGCGCGGTGACGTGGACGCTAGGTTCAGAGACATCCATGAACGACAACAAGTTATACGTCATCGAGATAGATCACCCGCTTCGCGGACCGACACTGGTTGGCCGCTGGTGGGCAACCAAATCAGCATGCGCGTCGTTCGTGCCATTTGCGAAGGCTGCCTATCACGGCGCGCGAACCAGGGTGCGGACTTTCAGCCGCAAGCGTGCGGAGAAGATTCAAGCTAACGGCGGTCAGTTACCAATCAACGGAGAAAAATCAGATGGCACTTAGAACACCACCACCACCGCCAAAGTTCGCGGTCCTCGATGGGATTGGCGAGCACCGTGAGTGCTACTTATACCCAAGCCGCGAGTCGATGGAGGACTGCGAGGAATCGCTCGATTGGCCAGTCGGGTGGCCGTCGCGTGTGTCGCATGACTTTTTGGTGGCTCACGGAATCACCGTGATAATCGCGTAATTTCGCTGGACTGTTAAGGCTCCTCTCGGCCAATGAGCGAAAACCTATTCTGTCACCGCTGTTCGGTTCGGGTGGAGGCACTACGACGACATCGACCTCGGCGACTATTCCGACCTGGAAACGGCCGTATCTGTTGCGATTCATTACTGGCGACGCCGCGGCGGAAAGTACGGCGTTCTCGTCACTCACCCGAGCCGTCAGCTCTACGTCTCGTCGTCGCTGATGGAGCCCGAGCCGGTCATCACGACCTTGCCAGCAGCCGAATAAGCTTGCTAGGCTCACGCATCGGCTCACGGAAACTTCTGCCGGAAGGGCGAACCTGCGATGAGCAACGCATGTGAGAAAATCGCCATCTACACCCGGAGAGAACCGTTATGGGGGTCGGGGGAAACAATGGGCCACGCGGCACCGAGAGCCCGATAGCCGACAGCGGCATCACTGAGATTCGCGACGCCCGCCTCACTGACATGGCCATCCGCCGCGGCTGGATCAAGCAACGCTGGCCTACTCGCGAGACCACGAAAGAGTTTCAACAGCGGGTCGAGTCAGGCGGTGCCTCGCTGATCGACAAGGCCATTCTGAGCACTCACAAGCTGCTGATGGGGGGCGACCCACGGGCTCAGGGAATCGCCATTCGCTCGGTCATCGCAATGGAGGCTCAGAACCAAAGCGACGAGCACCGCGAAGAAGGTTCCGGCACAGCCCAGTTGCCGCTGGGAACGACCTACACGCCTGACCAGATCGTCTCCGCGATGGACGATACGGTCCCTGGATCACCCGAGGAGAACGAACCCGATGCCGCTTTTGACGACCGAGGGGCCGCTGACGCAGGCGTGGACGAAACTCAGGTACCACCCGCAGCAGGTGAAGCTGTGGAGAACATCATCCCGGTTCCGAGCGGTGGCTGCGGGCCGGAGATCTGGTAAGACCGAGCTGTGCCGGCGCCGCATCGTGCGTTGGCTGCCCGTCCGCAAGCCATGGCCCGACCCGATTTACTTCTTCGCGTTGCCCACCCGCGAGCAGGCCAAACGCGTCGCCTGGCCGAAGTTCAAGGCGTTGATCCCGCCCGAGTGGATCCCCAAGGGCGGCATCAGCGAGAGCGAGCTGACGATACAAACCATCTTCGGCTCGAAGCTGTTCGTGCTCGGGCTCGACAAACCGGCCCGGGCTGAGGGCGTCGGCTGGGACGGCGGCTGCGTTGACGAGAGTTGTGATCAGAAGCCCGGTGTGTTCGACCTGAGCCTGCGGCCGGCGTTGTCGGACCGCGAAGGCTGGTGTGACCGCATCGGCGTCCCCAAGCGGACCGGGCCGGGTGCCCACGAGTTCAAGCTGTTCTTCGAGCAGGGCCTGACCGGCGAGGACGCCGAGATCGAGTCGTTCGCCTGGCCGTCATCGGACATCCTGCCGCCGCGAGAGGTCGAGTCAGCCCGGCGTCAGCTCAGCGACAAGGACTTCAATGAGCAGTACAACGCCTCGTGGGAGTCGGTCGGCGGTGCGGTCTTCTACGCCTTCAGCGACATCCACAACGTGCGAAACGACCTGACATACCAGCGTGACCTGCCGCTGCTGATCGGCTGCGATTTCAACGTCGACCCCATGGCTTGGGTGGTCGGCCAGGCCCATGGCCCTGAACTTCACATATTCGACGAGTTGTACATTCGCAACACCAACACTGAGGAAACCCTGCGGGAGTTGGGCAAGCGGTACGGCGAGCACCAGGCCGGCGTCCGGTTCTTCGGCGACGCCACCGGCAAGGCCCGGAAGACGGCCGCCAGCATGAGCGACTACATCCAAATCAGGAACTTCAAAGGCATTGCTGACGCACGAGTTATGTTTCCCGAGGCCAACCCGCCGCGGCATGATCGCTTCGCCTCGTGCAATGCAATGTTCAAGAACGCCGCGGGTGAGCGACGCTGCTTCATCCACCCCCGGTGCAAAAACCTTATTCGTGATCTAGTCGTTCGGGCATATACTGCCGGCACGTCCGAGCCAGACGATCACGACGAAATCTCGCACGCTTCCGACGCCGCGGGGTACCTGATCCACTGGTTGTTCCCGCTGAAACTGGTAAGCGACATGCCGCCGCCGTCCATTCCCGCACTGAGGTGATCGCCATGAAAACACTCCTGCTGATGCTGGTCGGCCTGATCGCCGGCTGCCAATTCACGTTCGAGAGTAAGCCGAGCCGGCCCGCGGCCGAGCCCGCGTTGTCGGTGATCAGCGACGAGGACCTGGCGACGTACAATCGCGTCCGGCGACTGCTGGAAGACAAGGCTGAGCGTAATCCGCCGCGGCCGCGTTCTCACGAGCAGCAGCCGAATGAGACCTACGACCAGTGGTACCGGCGTGTCGGACCGATCATTCCGGCCGGTGACTGATCACGTGACCGAGAACCGCTAACTCACCGACGGATTCCTGAAGGAGTGCTCCTAGTGACTGTCAGCAACCCAAGCACGGTCGAATACATCGTCGACCAGCAAATCCGCCAGGTACAGAACGTCCAGGCGTTGCAACCGATCAATGGGCCTCAGGTCGTCGGCGTTGACGGCTCGAAGACGCCGCCTCAGGTCCGGACGATGGTCAGCCCGATGGACGGCGAGCTGCCACGGCCGTCGAGCGTCGGCAATGACTTCTACCGCAAGGCCCGCGAGATCCGCCGCGACCCGACCATCCGCATGGTTCGTGAGTTGGCGATGGCTCCGCTGCTCATGGCCGAGTGGGAATATGAGGCTGACGAAGACGCACCGGTCGGCGCTAAGGAGTTGGTCGAGAAGATCATGTCGAAGATGCGGCTGCCGCTGCTGCGTCAGTCGTTGTGCGGCATGACCGACTTCGGCTGGCAGCCGTTCGAAATCATCGCCGAGCAGCGTGAGGACGGCACGAGCGAGCCCCGCCTGAAGCCGCTCCTGCAGGATACGACCTCGATCCTCGTGAACGCCGCTGACGGATCGTTCTTCGGCCTGCGTCAGACGCCAACGATCGGCGTCCGCATTGGTTGGATATACCTGCTCGATCAGGAGTGCCTGGTCATCAGCCAGGACGTCGAAGGCACCAACTGGTACGGCGAGCCGACGCTCAGGTCGCTCGAGCGGGTCTACGACGAGTCGGAGGTCGTGAGCAAGACCGCCCGCAAATACGATGCGAAGATCGCCGGCACGCATTGGGTGATCTATTACCCGCTCGGCACGTCGGACTACGGCGGCCAAACGCTCGACAACGGTGAGATCGCCCAGAAGCTGCTGCAGCAGGCTGAGGCCGTCGGCGGCATCGCGGTTCCGCGGTCGGTCGTCAACGCCCTCGACGCCATGAACGCTGCGATGGCTCAGAGTGAGGCCAGCCAGTGGAAGATCGAGCTGCTCACGGACGGCGGCAAAGGCCAGCAGCCGTTCACGGACCGGCAGAAGTACCTCGACGTGCTGAAGGTGCGGGCGTTCGGCTTCCCTGAGCGGGCCATCCTCGAGGGGCAATTCGGCACCAAGGCTGAGGCCGAGTCGCACGGCGACGTCGCGGTGAGCAACCTCGAGGTCCGTCACGCGATGGTTGTGCTCCAGTACAACCTGAAAATCGTCGACCTGATCCTGGCGTGGAACTACGGCCCGCAGTCGAAGGGCAAGGTGCGGATCAAGCCGTCGCCGCTCGCTGACGACACGAAGGCGTTCTTCCGTCAGGTCTACCTGGCCATGATCGCCAACCCGCAAGGCTTCATGACGGAAATGTCCGCGGTCGACCTGACGCAGATTCGCGACCGCCTCGGGCTCCCCGAGCACCCGATGATGCAGCACATGCAGGATGCCTGGGGCTCCGGCGTTGATCCGGTGACCGGCCAGCTGCTCGGGCCGATCGATGACGGATCAGGAATGCCCGCGTTGCCGCCGCCTGAGGCCCTGCCGGCGGTCGGATTCGCGTTTGACCACAAAGCCCTAAGCCTGACAGATGACGTCGACGCGGCCGCCTCCGAGGCCGACAAGCCGACCGACGCTCAGCGTGAGGCCGGCAACTATCGCAAGGGTCACGTCCGCATTCACGGCCTGGACATCTCGATCGAGACGCCCCGCGGTCACAAGCGGAAGAAGAAGTGGCCGAAGCTGCCCGCTCACTACGGATACTTCAAGGGCTCAGTCGGTGCCGACGGTGATCACGTGGACGTGTTCGTCGGCCCGAAGCCGGCAACCGAGGTCGCGTTCGTCGCGAACATGAAAGGCAAGGACGGCAAGTTCGACGAGCACAAGGTGATGCTCGGCTTTCGCTCGATCGACAAGGCCCGGTCCTGCCTCAGCGAAGCGTATGGCGAGGCCGATCATCGCATTGGCCGCCTCACGCCGCTGACGATCCCGCAGCTGAAGGAATGGCTCAGCCTGCCGGCGACGAAGGCGTTGTCGTTCAACCCGGATCAGCCCCGCGTCGGCAAGGGCGAGAAGGGCGGCGGCCAATGGGCGAAGGCGGTCGCGGTCGGCAAGCGGTTCGGCATCCCGGCCGAGGCCGTGCATGACCTGCTGAGCACTCACCCGGACGTGCTGGCGAAGCGTGATAAGTACTCAGCCCCGTCGAGTGATCGCGACAACCCGGTCGGCCCGACGCTGGACTACGAGAAGCATCCGCTCGGCACCGCCAAGATCGACAGCAGCCGTCACGCGACCGGCGAGACCAACGACGCCTATGTCGATTACCTCCGCGAATTCGACCCGCAGGAGCTGAAGACCAGCGAGCACGAAGACGGCATGAACAAGAGCGAGTCGGTGCGGGCATACGCTGAGTGGATGAAGGCCGGCCACAAGGCACCGCCGATCAGCGTTTTCGACAGCTCAAATGGGAACGGCGACCTGGTCTCGACCAACCGCCGGCGAGTGCTCGCGGCTCGCAAGGCCGGCACGAAGCTGAACGGATGGCATGGCGTGACTAACAAAGAGACCGGCCTTCCGCTCAAATACGGCGACGTTAAGAAAGCTGCCGCTGAAATCAAGGAATAGGACCGATGCCATACAGCACCGCCGCTGACCTGAAGCTCGCCTTCGGTCAGTCGAACGTCGACAAATGGGCTGACGTGAACAACACCAAGCTGCAGTCGGACATCGACGACCGCATCGCCTGGGCGATCGCCAACGCCGACGACTACATCAATTCGAAGCTGCGGAAGTCGCGGTACCAATTCCCGCTCGCTGACGACAGCGATATCCCGCCCATCCTGGCCCGCATGAGTGCGTACTATGCCGGCGTCCTGCTGTACGAGTCGCGCGGCGTCACCGACGTCGGGCCTGACGGCAAGACGCAGCACGCCCTCACGGCTCAGAAAAACTCGGTCGACGAATTCATCCGTGACATTCACAGCCGCCGGCTCGAGCTCGTCGGCGTCACGCTCAGGGAAGGTGCGGTCGGCACGATCAGCGAGGCCCCGGCGATGGTCTGCTTCGAGGACCCGGGCGGAGTGCGGCCGATCCCCACGCTCGAGGACAACCTGATCGACGTGCAGCCGGATAGCTGGCGATATTAAACCGCTTTCGTGCTACAAATCACGAAGGCGGTAGTTATCACAAGCTGGAACGGAGCGGATCATGGATGGTGCCGGAGCAATCCCCGAGCTGACCAAGTGGTGGTTGAAGGAAGGGTCGATCTACGGCGTCGCCGTGGTCTTCCTGGTTATTGCCCTGCTCATGCTCGTTTGGTTTGTCGCGTCGATGATTCGGCTCGCTCAGACGTGGGTCCCGCGGTGGTTCAAAAAGAACATCGAGTCGCACGATCACGTGATCAAGGCACTCGATGCATTTTGCGAAAGGCTTGACGGCACAAGCATTAAGGTCGATGCGACTCACGACGGAGTTCACGGCGCAATTCGTGCAGTGAACGCTCACCTGGCGGACAAGGCGTCCGCGGAAAGGCTAGGGGTGAGAAGTGATGTCGTTTTCCAACTCAAAGAGGCTGAGCGCTGCATGCGAACCCCAAGAAGGATCCCAGGCAATGATGAGACATCTAGCAAACCCGGATGAGACGCACGACGACTGTCAGGGCGTCTGCATACCGAAGTGGGCATTTAAGGTCGGGATGGGATTCCTATACGTCACCGCTCTGTGCTTTGTGATGACGATCGCACTCGTCGTCGGCATGATGTTTATGATCTCAGGGACCGCGTTCCATATCAGGCAGACGCAGGTCAGGAATGCCAAGCGATTTGACAAGGTCGTCGAGGAAGTCACCCGCGACGGAGACGTCCGATCGCTGCCGAAGCCTCCGCCTGAATGAAAGATCCCGATGAAACGCCTTATGCCATCACTCACCGGCGGCAAGCCGCTCACCCTCGCCTACAACCCGGATGAGCCTCGCGTACCTGCCGGCCAGCCTGGCGGAGGTCAGTGGACAACTGAGCCATTTAAAAAGTGGTTCGAGGGAAGCAAGGTCGTAGACGCTGACGGCCGGCCGATGGTCGTCTATCACGGCACGTCAGAGAAGTTCACGTCGTTTGACCCTGACCGAAAAGGTGCTCGCGACCCGGGCGACTATGGAAAAGGGTTTTACTTCACGGCGAGCAAGGCAAATGCGGAGATGTACTCGGAGTGGGCCAAGGGCGGCGGTGCGTCAAAGAAACGATCCCGCAACGTCATGGCTGTCTACCTGGCGATCAAGCGTCCGTTCGTGATGAAGGATGACATGGACGAGGCGACCGCCACCGCGATCGTCGAGGATGCAAGCGCCAACCGGGTCAGGCTCGGAAAGGAACCACTCAGCGACCTCAAAGGTCACGCAGCAAGACTTCGCAGTAATTTTAATTCGGCGTCCGAGGTCGTAAACAAGACCAAGGAGCGGGCTCGCATCCTCTCCAATTACATCAGTACCGTAGGCCTTGAGCGGATCGGATATGACGGGATCATCGGAACGAATGAGATCGTGGCTTTCAGGCCGTCGCAGATCAAATCGGCGACCGGAAACCGCGGAACATTCGACCCGGGCAGCGACGATATCCGGATGTCATTCTCCCTCGCTCAGCGATCACAGCCGGCACCGTACATCGCCCAGGCCGTGAGAATGGACCTCGACATGCGTAAGGTCGAAGAGGCCGGCGTTGCGGCGTCGCAGCGTTGCCTGGCTCGCATCCGCTCAGGGTTCATGCGTTCGCTCGCGTCAGGCGGCCACTACCGGTTCTCGGCTCAGGCTGAGTTGCTGAACCACCTGGTCCCGGTCATGGCGAAGACACTCGCCTTTGCTGACCTGATGGGGCAACGCCGCGCGACGCTCAACTGGCGTGAGGCCGGGCTCGAACCCATCGCCCTCGATCGCTTCAGTGAGGTCCAGAAGATGATCAGGGACGCGGGCCTCGGCCGCGATATGACCAAGGTGCAACGCGGGTACGCTCGCCGCGTCTACAAGATGATGCGTGACGCCGGCGCGAAGATCGACGCCGTCACCCGCGGCACGGTCGCCAACCTGATCGCGACCAACGAGCCGATGGGCAGGGGCTCAGCCATCCTGCAGGCGACGCTGAACAAGCTCGGCGTCGGCGACTACAGCCAGTCGCAAATCGAAACCATCTACGCCACTGAGGTCGCCCGCGCGTATCACACCGGCCGCCGGCAGATGGACATGCGTCGGTGGAATGACATCTGGGGCTTTCGCTACGTCACAATGCGAGATGACCGCGTCAGGCCGACTCATGCTTCGTGGGAAGGCACTGTGCTGAAGAAGGGCAACCGCTTCTGGAAGACGCATTGGCCGCCATGCGGATGGAACTCGGTCCCTCCCGAGACGCCTGTTATGACGCCGTTCGGTGAGCGTCCGATCGCTGAGATCAGGCACGGCGATCTCGTGATGACTCACAAATGCCGATACCGTCCGGTCTACGAGCTACACCGTCACGAAGGGCCGGACGAACTTGTAACCGTGACAGTCACGCCATCCGCCGTGGACGGTCCTCGCACGCTCCGTCTGACCGGCAATCATCAGGTACTCACCAAGCGAGGCTGGATCGAGGCCGCCGCTCTTAATGATGCGGACGAGGTTCTCTGTCCACTCATCGCCTCGAAGGTCAATAAGGCGGGTGTGAACGTAGATCAGGTTTGGGACGATGCCGCCATCGATAATGGCCCGGTGCCTTTCAGCGTTCGGCATTCGGTTGTGGGATTGAATTTCGATCCCCAAGCGATGATCGGGCAGGACGAAGTCGATCCAATACCCGCCGGTTGGGAAATTGAAAACGAAGTAAATGCCGCAGGCCTTGAGATGGCGAGCGAATTTGGCCTCGGTCTTCGTCATGCTGGCCTTGTAGTTGACGTGGCGAGACGGATCGTCGCGGAAGAGCTTTTTTCTGGCTTCGGCTCCTTTGCGAATGACATCTGGTCGCCTGAAGGAAGTGCTCAGCCGCAAGGCCGCTTTGGTCTTTTCGATCCTCAGCGGGTTGGTTTGGTAGGAGACGACCTGAGCGTCCGATCGCTCTCTGAGTATTACACCCCGTTCAGTGAGCAGGCGGCGTATAGCCCTGAATTGGACGCCGGTTTTGGCGGTGCCGTCAGCGAGGGTGCAGCGACGGGCCTGGTAGTCAGCGATGAACGCGCTCAGGCCGCCGGGCCATTTGCGAAACCGTTTTTCGGACCGAGAGGCGTAGGTTTTGGATCGGTTGGGTTGTTTTCTGGTCATGGTGGAATTGTAGTTGCATCCTGGGTGAAGATCGACCGGATTGGTCGGTCGCCGTGGGGCCGGCAGATGGTTTACAACCTCGCCGTCGAAGAAGACGACAGCTACGTCGCTGAGGGAATGGCACTACACAATTGCCGCTGCCAGGTCGTGACGATCTACAAAACGCCAGGCTATACGCCTCGCGAAGTGCCGCCTGGTAAGATCAACGGTCAGGTGGCCCGGGCTGACGACGGGTTCGGCGACAACTTCGCGGCCTCGGTCGCCCTGAGCCTGGCAGAAGTGTGAAAGACTTGCACACTTTAAGTCTAGGCTGCGTAAGGACTTCTTTTTTAGAAAAAACCGAAAGTGGGGTATCGTGCGTCTGATCATCGCCGGCGGCCGCTACTATCGCCTGACCAGCGACGACCTGGCCCGTCTGGACGCCATCGAGGGCGTGACTGAGGTCGTGAGCGGCGGGTGCCGCGGCGTCGACAAGGACGGCGAGGCGTGGGCTCGATCGAGGCACATCACCATCAAGCGATTCGAAGCTCGTTGGAGTCTTCACGGTCCAGCCGCAGGACCGATCCGCAACAAGGAGATGGCGGCTCACGCCGATGCCGTCGCGTTGTTCCCGGGCGGCCGCGGCACGAAGGATATGCACCGCTCAGCGATCGCGTCCGGCCTGAAGGTCTTTGACTTCAGGAATGTGTAACGCCTAGCATTTGCCGCCGTCCTTGCGTTACCATTCGCCGGCCAGGCTGGTATCTTCAAAGCTATTCGTTAGTAACAAGTGTGCAAGCCTTGCACACTTCCTACGTGGAAAAACCCTAGGTCCCGGAGCGAGAGTCATGAAAAAGCGGTCTAAGAAGATGAAGCGGCAAATGAAGACGGTCGTCGACGCTTTTGCCTGCAGTCAGGCCGTCGATTCGTTCGCGATGGCTTTCGATGAGTCGAAGGTTCGCCGCGTCTCAAAGGGTGAGAAGGGCGGCGGTCAGTTCGCAAAGGCTGAGGGTGCCTCGCGTCGCGCTTACGATGCGACCTATAAGGCCCAGCAAGGGCGAGACCCGTCGTTGGCTCACGCGGCTGCCGACGCTCACGGTGCTGCTGCCAAGGCTCACCGTGAAGCCGGGAACGTCAGTGGTGCGTTGGAGCACGAGGCTCACGAACGTTCGATGCGACGCAAAGCAAAGGATCGGGAATCGCATCAGGTGACGATCGTTGGTGATCGTGGTCCGCAGAAGATGACGTTCCCGAAGAGCGGATCGGGTGGCAAGGTGGAGGTTCGCGGAGATCGTGGCCCGCAGGTGATGGAATACAAAAAAGGCAAAGGCAAAAGCCTCAGCCTGTCATTCGGATCGGCGACGATCAGCCTGAGCCACGGCGAATCCGAAACGCAGGCGACGAAGGACCCGCTCGTCTTCTGGAAGGAGGTCGCTCACGCCGGCACGTTCTTCAAGGGTGATCAGCGGATCGACATCACGCCGCGGCACATTACTCACTGGGAGAAGACGCACCGCGCGATGAGCCAGGCCGGCATCACGGTCCCGGTGCCGATCGAGCACACCAACGACCCGGAGCGGCGCCGCGGCAAGGTGCTCGAGATGGCCGCCCGGCCGAACAGCCGCGGCATCCCCGCGTTGTATGCCAAGATCAAGTTCCGCGACGAAGAGGCCGCCAAGATGAAGGATTCTGGCGTGAGCATCTTTGTGCCGAAGGAGGCGGCGAGCGGCTACGGTCAGACGTTTGTTTCGCCGGTGCAGCACGTCTGCATCACCGACTACCCGGTCATTCCCGACCTGGAGCCTTTCGCCCAGGCACTGAGCCTGAGCCTGTCGCCGGGAACCGATTTGCCGTTTTCGTCCGATCCTCGAAACCATAAGATCACGGCCATGAGCACCACCATTCACCGCACGCATCCACTCGAAAGCCCCCTCGTGATGGACGCTGCGTCACGTATCGGAGCCCGCGATAACATCTCGCTGGCCTTCCCGCCAAAGTCAGGCGACGGGGAAAAAGCACCCAACGCCGACGCCGGTGGTGACAAGCCAATCGATAAGCCGAGCCCGACGCCGAATCAGCAGGCTGGCCAGCAGGTCCCGCCTAACGGTGCGACGCAGAAGATGACCCTGCGGGACATGGCGACGCAGCTCGGCATCGATCAGTCGATCACCGACGAGCAGCAGCTGCTCACGATGGTCTCGAACATGATCATGCAGCTAAAGGCACGGGCTCAGGCCCCGATGCCGCCGCAACAGCCCGGCATGCCTCAGGCCCCGCAACAGCCGATGATGCCTCCGCGGCCGCCGATGCCCGGAGCACCGCCGAGCCCGATGACGGCTCAGCAACCGCAAATGCACCCGCCCGGTGCTTATGGTCCCCCGGCGATGCACACCGGCCGTCCGCCTATGGCGATGAGCCGTAACTTGACCCGTGACCAATTCCTGCTGAGCGTGGAGATGGCTGATGCCGGCCTGAGCCTCAGCGACGTTCCCGAGGAGATCATCATGGCGTTGTCCAAGAAGCAGATGAAGAAGGTCCTGAAAACGATCAAGAATGGCAAGAAGGGCGGCGACAAGATCAGCGGCGACAAGGACATCGTCCAGAAGCTGAATGACAAGTCGCACTTCGGCACCGACGAGGATGTGGAGGGCGGCGACTACGACGACACGTTCAAGGACGAAGGGAACGACGCCTTCGAGAACGGCGAGGATAACGACGGCGACGATGACACCTTCAGCGGCAAGGGCAAGGCTGGGCCTGGCGGCCTGAGCATGCTGAGCGGCAGCGTCCTGAATGCCGTGAAGAACGCCCGCACCGTCACGATCGACAACCTATTCACGCAGGGCATCGTCAACGGTGCCGCTCGCAAGGAGCTGCTCACCCAGTACGTCGAAGGTCAGGGCGTCGCGCTCTCGCACCAGTACGACGACGGGTTCGACGGCACGATCAAGCTGCTGAAGGCCAACGGCCGCACGGTTCCGGCCGGGAAAACCGGTCCTCAGGGTGCCGGCGTGGTTGCCCTGAGCAACGCCGACTTGGCGATCACCAACCCGCTCGAAGCCGACGCGGACCGCCGCGCTAAGGGCGAGAGCAACCTGTAATCTATTTTCGACTCGACGATTTGAGGATACAATTTCCCACCAGACACAACCCGAAAACCGGCGACGCGTTCAGCCTAATTAACTGACCGCGACACCAGCAAACGATAAGGCCGTGCGGGGCCGCAACCCTCGCATGGCCTTTTTTCGTTGGCTCGCCAGGTTCGGGATGGATCACCTTCACCACAATTTTTAGGAGTCCGAAATGGTCCGCAGCATTACTAAGACTCGGGCCGCTGGGACGTATCTTGGCGACCTGATTCGTGCCGAGTGGCACCGCGGTTACAACTACGTCTCGGCGGTCGTGAAGAACACCGGCAGCTCGAATCTCCTGGGCGTCAGCTGCCTGGGCCAGCCGCTCAAAGTCGTCTCGACGGTGCACAACTTCGTGCTGACCACTGACGAGGCGAACACCACCGCCATCTTCGCTCACGACAAGCCGATGCCGTCGATCGCGGCCGCGGCGACCAGCGATGACCTGTTTCTGATCTTGAAGCGAGGCCCTGCGATCATTGATCAGGACGCCTTGCCTGTTCTCGATGTGAACGGAGCCACGCTGGTTCCGGCGACGATCGCGACCGCCCTGGCCGCCCTCTCGCCGCCGATCATCGCGGTCCGCGAACACGCGACCACCAAGACGCAGTCCCTGTAATCAACGCCCCCTAACCCGACTCACCAACCGAAGCTCACCCAGGCCGGGAAGCTAGGAAACCAAGGAGCCTCGAGAAATGTTAGACGTCTTCAAGAGTGATGCGTTCGGCCTCGTGTCGATGACGAACGCCATCAACAAACTGCCGTACAAGCCTTCCCGGCTTGGTGAGATGGGCCTCTTCACCGAGAAGGGGATCACCACTACCACCGTGGTCATGGAAGAGCAGCACGGCAAGCTGTCGCTCGTCGCGAATGCGGCCCGCGGCTCGATGCCTCGCGTGCAGTCCACCCGGGCTCGCAAGACCCGGGCGTTTCCGGTGACGAACCTGCCGCAGAACGACACCGTGATGGCCGACGAGGTCCAGAACGTGCGTCAGTTCGGCACGGAGGATTCGACCGCCGGTGTCGCTCAGGTCGTCAACGACAAGATGCAGCGGCTGCGTCAGAACCTCGAGGTCACTCACGAGTGGCACCGGGTTGGTGCGATCCTTGGCGTCACGTATGACGCCGACGGATCGACGGTGCTCTACAACTGGTTCACCGAGTTTGGCCTGACGCAGTACAACATCGACTTCGATTTCTCGTCGTCGACGCTGAACATTGCTGACAAGTGCCTCGCGGTGATCCAGCTGCAGGAAGACACCCTCGGCGGCCAAACCTACAGCCGCGTTCGGGCCATTTGCGGCAATGCGTTCTTCAAGAACCTGATTGCCCACGCTGACGTGAAGGACGCCTTCAAGGCGTGGCAGATCGGCAGCGGCTTCAATCAGTCGCAGGTGTTCACCCTCAACTCGCCCCAGGCGAAGCGGGAAGGATTCGAGTACGGCGGGATCATCTGGGAGAACTACCGCGGCTACATCGGCAGCTCGCCGTTCATCCCGACCGACGAGTGTCGGTTTGTGCTCGAAGGCGTTCCGGACCTGTTTGTCACGAACTACGCACCGGCCGCGTTCATCGAAACGGTGAACACGGTTGGTAAGCCGGTTTACGCCAAGCAGCGAACGATGGACTTCGACCAGGGCGTCGAGATTCACGTCGTCAGTTGCCCCCTGAGCTTCTGCACCCGCCCGCAGACGATCATCAAGGGCACCCGCACCGGAAACGTGACCGGCCTCTACACCATGCCGAGCGGACCGCTCCAGTAATAGACCGATGGCTCATGCCAAAACTGCAACTAACGGTGGCCGTAAATCTTTACGGCCTCCGCAAGTTTAAGGACGCCCTTGCGGACGCCGATCTGCGGACGTCTGAGTCGCGGCCGATTCGTAATGCAGTCGAGCAATGGGGCGTGCTGATCACTGACTTCCTCACGACCCGCTGGGTCATCTTCTCGCTCGGCGGCGGCAACTGGCGAGCCCTCAACGCCAAGTACCTGGCCTGGAAGACTCGCAAGGGGTTGCTGCCGTTCATCCTGAGAGCCACGGATCAGGCCATTAGCCTGTTCTCGGCCAAGTTCGCCCGAAAGCCCGGGGCAATGGGCTCGGACGTGAAATTCGGCGTCCGGGTGAGATTCGGCGAGGCCATGCAGGTCCCGCACATGACCAACCCGCAGATGACCGTGGCGTCCGTGATGATGCTGCACCAGCAGGGCGTCGGCCGACTGCCTCAGCGGAAGGTGATCGTTGGCCCGGACACCGAGACCCGCGGTAAGATGCGGGCCGTTATGGACGCCGCACTACGGGAGGTCGCGTCAGGCAAATGACCGAGCAAAACCCTTTTAACATGGTGATGACGGCCCTGTGGGAGATGCTCCTAAATCACCCGCGGTTCGTCCGTGACGTGAAGGAGCAAAACCGCATCCGCTTTGACCTGGCCGGCAACCGTGATCCGCTCAAAGGCCCCATTCAGGTTGGCGACCTTCCCGAGGTGTGCATTGGTATGTCGGCGGCTTCCGCTAACATCATGGAAACCAGCAGCACGTCGATGTGCCGGCGGACCTACTCGATCATGTGCTCGAGCGGTGATTACCGGTACACCGAGATCCTGGGCAACGTCGAGTGGCAAGTCTGGGTCGCGATGTGCGGATGGAAGCGAACGCTCGGCGGCCTGCTGTGGAAGGACAAGAACTTCGTGAAGCGGACCAACGTGAGCAACGTCGCCACGGGCCTGAGCAACCCGGAGCAGAACCGAAACATTCGCGGCTGGTCGTCAGTCTGGTCGGTCGAGGTGGAGATGCACTTCGCAACCGCCGACCTGCTGGCCGAGTTGAACTGCGACCGAACCTTGGAGAACTAAGCGATGACAGTGCACAGCGGAAAACGCGGCCGGGTCAACGGCGTCAACACCATGCGGCGGTGGTCGATCGTCGAGACCGAGCGTCAGCCGAAGGCCGTCGCATCCAATACGCTGATCGGCACCGCCCGGCGCCGCGGCGTCCGGTCGTGGTCGGGAAGCTACGAGGCCTATGGCGAGCAGCCGGTCGCTGGTTCCATGCCTGGTGAGACGTTCGCGCTCTCAGCCTACGGCGCCCCTGCGGACGACATCTCGGGCAACGGCCTGCTCTACGAGGGCGACTGCGTCGTGAAGCAGGTCCGCATCAAATGGGACTGGAAGGCCGGGGCGATCATCTCGCATACCGTGGACTTCGACGGTCACCTGGAACTTGAAAAGAACAGCGGTGCCGACCCGGGCGACGCGGTCACGCCGAATCTGAAGGAGACCGCTGGCACGAAGCTGCTCTGGGCCGCCAACACGGGAACGCCCGCTACCGAGCTGCCGAACCTCACGTCGATGGAGCTGACGATCACCGCGGCCGTCGCCGACTACGTGAACAGCAGCACGTATATCAACTCGGTGCTGTGGACGGGCCGCAAGGCTGGCCCGATCGATTGGACGCTGAAGATCAGCCAGGAGGACGACGAGCGGTTGACTGGCATCTTCACCGTCGGAGACTACGTGAACCTCCGCCTGATGACCGACGGCACGAATTACTGGGAGCTGACCACCGGCCTGGTCTCGGGATTCAGCGGCATCACCGTGAACCGCGAGTCGGGCGAGATCATCGGCCGCTCGATCGACATCGGCATGAATGCGTACTATGGCTCGTCAGCCGGCCACGTTATCCTACCCGGTGGCACAACCTGGTGGCCGTTCTAGGGCCTGACGGAGTGAGTGGCTAATGCTCTTTCCTGAAGCAATCACAGCCGCGAATCTTATCGTGGCCGAACTAAAGCTCCTCAGGCAGTCAGTCGACGGCCTGAACAAATCCCTTTTGCTCGTTGGAGAAACCATGTCGCAGGAAGTCCAAGACCTCGTCGCTGAGGTGGCCGCCGTAAAGGGCATCGCCGCCTCGACCCTGACGTTTCTGCAGGGCCTGATCGCCAAGCTCGAAGCAGCCAAGGATGACCCGGCTGCAATCGCCCAGGCCGTGCAGGACCTGAAGGACGCAGCCCAGCCATTGGCAGACGCCATCGCCGCCAACCCATAATCGGTCCGTTTTCTGGATTGGACGGAGTCCGGTTCTAACGCCCCGCGGGATGCAAATCCTGGCGGGGTGTTTTCATAGGTGAGCACATGAGCGAGCGAATCATCCCCGTCCCTGAGGTCGTGGTGCTTGGCGGCAGGGAGCTGACCGTATCGGCCCTGACCGACCGTCAGCACGTCGAGCTGGACCGCTGGGTCGGCGGCCAGATCATCAAGGCGGCTGCCATGAGCCTGCCGGACGACGATCCCATGTGGGAACGGGTCGTGGCCCTCGCCATGAAGGAGTCTGTGACGGCCACCTGGTCACGCAGCGGGGCTTTGCGGACGAAACACGGCTACGCACGCCTGATTTGGGAAATGTCGCGAATACGGACCGCTCCGAGCCCCACAGAGGACGAAATCCGCCTGCTTCTGCGTCAGGCGACCGTCGCTGAGCAGAAATTGCTGAACCAGGTCTTCTGGAAGCAGAACTATCCCGTCAGGCGGGAGGCTGCCGAGGGGGACGCAAACCCTCAGGAGCCCGCGTAGCGCGGGAGGCGATCTACGCCCGGGTGATGGAGCTGTGGCCGGCGTACAAGCTGGATGACGTAGCCAATATGACGCCGGAGCAGATAATCTGGCATCTCGAGAAGAAGGTGCCTGAGGCCGCTCACCCCGAGCGGCTCGTGTTTGCGACCCAGGAGGATTACGAACGATGGCTGGCGAAAACGACGTCGTAATCGACGCCAAAATGGACGCCAGCGAAGCGGCCAGCGGCGTTGCTGACCTGATCAGCCGCTTTGACAGCCTGCAGGGTGCCGCCGCAGACATTTCCAGCATCTTTCAAGATCTGGACATCGGGCACGCCTTCACTGAGGGCCTGCACCCGCTCGAGATGATGGGAGCCGCGCTCGAGGTGGGCGTGAGCCTGATCCAAGAGACCCGCACGGCTCTCGATGACATGGTCTCCGCCTACGAGAAGGCCGGCGATGCAGTCAGCAAGTATTACGACCAGAAGGAGAGGGCGGCCAAGTCGGGGAGTGCCCGGGACAATATTACGGGCGAAGGCCTCCCTCCTGAGGTCGAGGCCGCGATGCGTGAGCAGGGAGCCCTTAGCATGGGGTTCGCCGCTCAGGGGACGTGGACGCGTCGTTTCCAAAACATCGGTGCCGGGATCTCTGACTTTGTCGGCGGCGATGACAGCAACGCCGACGCCCTGCGTGAAGGCAGGGTGATCGCCGGCCGGCAACGCGAGATCGATAAGAACAACGAGGAGGAGCAGGCTCGCCGCGACTTCGCCGCCAAGGCCGAGACCAACCGGTACCGGCAAGAGCAGGCTGACTACGACAAATGGGCGAAGGAGCAGGCTCGGATCGACGAGAAGGAGCGGAAGGCCGAAGAGGCCGCCCTGCTGCTCGAAGCAAAGAACCGCGACAACCTCGAGAAGGAACTGGGGCGTGCCGAGGAGGCCGCGGCCAAGCGTCGCGAGAACTTCGACAACCAGCAGAAGCGTCAGGCGATAGGCCGTGATGGATTCGACAGCCCTGATGTGGAGCAGGCGTTTCGCGGCGGGGTCGTCGGGTTCAGCTCGATCTTCAACGCGATGGCATCGGCCGCCGGCGGATCGAAGACCGACCCGGTTGCTGAGCGAAAGAAGATTCAGGCGGAGGAGAAGGCACACCGCGACGAACTAGCTGCTAAGCGAGAGGCCTTCGACAAGGATCTGTTTGAGAAGAAGGAAGCCTTGGAGCAAAAACGCATCGACGAGATGAAGAAAGGGCTAGGATTGGCATGAGCGACTGGTCAACCGTCACTGAGGCCGTCGAGGAATTCGCGTCCGTCGAGGAGGAGTTCTCCTACCTCGGCGACAATTCTGCGAAGGTCGTCCTGCGATGCCCGTGGAACAAGCGGATCGACGTGGTCAACAGCGTGCTTACTGGCATCGTCCTCTACCCGAACGCGAGCTGCGGTGCCATTGCTTCACGGTGCGGCGTTAAACCGGTGCCCGCCAAGCCGACGGCAGCCGACGTCAACGGACGCATCCAATACGACGAGGCACTCGTTACGGTGATGTACGAAACGAGCAAGGTCGGACGGCTCGATAAGGACGAGGGGAGCGGCATCCTCTACTCAGAGGAAATCGAGGAGATCGTCGAGGGGCAGAAGCTGGACCCGAAGAACTTCTGCTGGGGGACGTCGGCTGGCGGAGACCGGGTCACTGACGGCCCTGTTCGACTACAGAAGTCGATCCGGATTCGCCGGACGCTCTACAACCTCGCGTCTGTGCCGGCGGCATTCTTCACGCTCCCCGGATACACAAACGCCGTTGCCTACGCGAGTGCATCCCTTGGCGTGACGTTTCCGATCGAGTCGCTGTTGTTCTCGCCTGGAACCGTCCAGCGGACAGTGATGTCCGACGGCACGAAGGGCTGGAACGTCCCAATGAGCCTCGACGTTCGCTGGGAGGGATGGAACAAGGCCTGGAACCCCGACAAGAACAACGGCGGCGGCAACCCGGCCGGCGGCTACGATAGCCTGTACGACGAAAAGGCCGGAGCCGTGCATAAGAACTTCCCGCCCGGTGACTTCAGTACCCTGGTCTTCTAAATGGCAAAGCGAACCGGAATAGACCTGCTGCGTGAATATGAGTCAGGGCAACGCCTGAGACACGGCGACGTCAACGCGATGATCGCGTTCATGCAGCGAAACCCGGGAATGCTGTCGACTGAGCTGATCTCCAACAAGATCCAGAACATCGGCGAGACGGGGAAAAACGTATCGGGCGGCTCAGCGACCGCCGGCGCCGTGGTGATGCCGACCGCCTTCTCGCCGCTCGAGGGAAAGCGAGGGTGGGAATTCGATCAGCCGGCCAGCGGCATGCCTCAGGCCAAGCTCGTCATCGACATATCTCGCGATGTTGCTGATGACGGCCAGGTCGCTTGCCAGTGGGCCTGGAAGGGTGCGTGGTGCCTCTACACGGGAACCGACCCGGTCCTGTTCGACCGGTGGGGCGTCACGGCCGCCTCGTGGGCTCTCACTAAGGGGATGACCGGCGACTTCCTGGCGATGGGTTCACACCTGACGATCGGCAGCAACAAGTTCGGGCTGTTCGTTCAGATCCTCGGCCATCCCGTTATCGCCGTCACCAACGAGGACATCGCTCACGGTGCGTCCGGTGAAGTTGAGCAGCTCGAGTACTCTTCCGGCTGGCAGCGTACCGGCAACACCTTCGACGCCTATGATGTCTTCCTGAACACTGGCGAAACGCTCGACGCCGACACGATCGTCCGGGTTCAGGACTACGGCGTGCCGACGATCGACGCGATGTACTGCGTCGCAAACGACTGGTTGTGAGCCAATGACAATTGCCGGCATGAGGACGATGGGGCCTGAGTGCGTCTGCGAGAGCTGCACCGTATTCACCGACGACTACGCCACGGACCGCACCGGAACGGACTACACGGTTGACTCAGGAACGGTCAACGTCACTGGCGGTGTGATAGAGATGACGTCCGCCGGCACCGTGATCGTGGAAGACGCTGTAAGCCCATCAAACAATGGCCGCGTGTTCGTGGAGAACGTCACCGGCAACACGTCCGGAAGCTCGTGGAGGGTGATCGGTGCGTACACCGGACCCAACGACTACCTGTACTTCGAGGGCACGGTTTCGGGTGGCGTCCACACCTGCAAGCTATGGGAGAAGGTCAGCGGTTCAGACACCCAAATCGGGGCTACGTCCTCGTTCACCTATGTTGGGGCTTTCAACGTCGAACTCTGCTGGAATGGTGCATTTGCAACAGCGAGGGCGATCAACCTAGGTGGTAGTGCGGCCGGGCCTAGTACGAAGGTTGGCGGGCAGTGTGGGCTGGGCGGGTCGCCGAACGGCGGAACCATCAGCTTCTCGTCGCTGACCCTGTCGAAACACAGCGACGACGACCCGACCTGCACCGCCTGCTTCGCTCGGTGCTCTCTCTGCAACAACAACACCGGCGCTAACATGCAGCCGCTCACGCTGACCCTCAACCAGATCACGTCGAACGGGAGTAC